AATGAATTCTATAGACAGTTTCCGCGTACAACTAAGCACGCGTTTAGAGATGAGTCTAAAGAATCTTTATTTAATTTAGCTAAGATATATGAGCAAATAGACTTTAATGAAGATCTTAAAAACTCAATATCAGTTACACAAGGAAGTTTTCAATGGGAGAACGGTGTGAAAGATACAAAAGTTATATTTGTACCAAATAAAAGTGGTAGATTCAGAGTTTCTTGGATTCCACCTTTAAATCTCCAAAATCGTGTAATAATAAAGAGTGGTTTGAAATATCCAGGCAACGAACACTGTGGAGCCTTTGGATGTGATAGTTACGATATATCGGGTACGGTTGATAAAAGAGGATCAAATGGATCTTTACACGGTTTAACTAAGTTTAGTATGGAGGACGTGCCTCCAAATCATTTCTTTTTAGAATATATAGCTAGACCACAAACCGCTGAGATATTTTTTGAAGATGTTCTAATGGCTTGCGTATTTTACGGAATGCCGATACTAGCAGAGAATAACAAACCTAGATTATTATACCATTTTAAAAGAAGGGGTTATAGAAAGTTCTCTATAAACAGACCAGATAGAAAGTATAATAAATTATCAGTAACAGAAAAAGAGTTGGGTGGAATACCAAACTCTAGTGAAGACATAAAGCAAGCACACGCTGCTGCTATTGAAACTTACATAGAAAGTTTTGTAGGATTAAAAGAAACAGGTTATGGCGATATGTTTTTCCAAAGAACACTGGAAGACTGGGCTAAATTTAATATAAACAACAGAACAAAGCACGATGCTTCTATTAGTTCTGGTTTAGCTTTAATGGCTTGTAACAAACACAGGTACGCTCCATCTAATCCAATTAGAAGAGAAGCTGTAAATTTAGGTATTAAAAAATATGACAATAAAGGTGTCAATTCAAAAATTATAAGTTAAATGGGTATATACACTAACACTAATAGCGCTTTTCCAAGCCAAGTAGTAAGCGACGCTGAAAAAGCTAGCTGGGAATACGGAACTCAAGTTGCTCAAGCTATCGAGTACGAGTGGTTTGACCAAGGCCGAACTGGAGGTAATAGATATCTAACTAATTGGAATAATTTTCATTCGTTAAGACTATACGCTAGAGGTGAACAACCTGTGCAAAAATACAAAGATGAATTGTCTATAAACGGCGATTTGTCTTATCTTAATTTAGACTGGAAGCCAGTACCTATTTTGTCTAAGTTTGTAGACATTGTAGTTAATGGTATATCACAAAAGTCTTACGACATAAAAGCTTACTCTCAAGATCCTAGCTCAGTTAAAAGAAGAACTGAATATGCTAGCAGACTTCAAGAGGACATGGTGGCTAAAGAGTATTTAGATAACTTAAAACAAACGCTAGGTATTGATTTACATCAATCGCCAAGTGGTGTTGTAGTTCCAGAATCTAAAGAAGAGCTGGAGTTACACATGCAATTAAGCTACAAGCAGTCAATTGAAATAGCGGAAGAAGAAGCTATATCAACTGTATTTGCTCAGAATAAATACGATCTTGTAAGACGTAGATTAAACATGGATCTTACAACAATTGGTATTGCCGCTGGTAAAACTAATTTTAATACAGCTGAAGGAATCACAGTTGATTACGTGGATCCAGCTTATATGGTTTACTCATATACAGAAGATCCAAACTTTGAAGATATATATTACGTAGGCGAAGTAAAGTCTATAACAATACCAGAACTTAAAAAAGAGTTCCCTGGTATATCAGAAGAAGAATTAAAAAGAATACAAGAAACACCTGGCAACAGACAATATGTAACTGGTTGGGGTAATTACGATGCAAACACCGTGCAGGTTATGTACTTTGAGTACAAGACCTACCACAATCAAGTATTTAAAATAAAACAAACAGATTCAGGATTATTAAAAGCTCTTGAAAAGCCAGACACTTTTGATCCGCCTGAAAACGACAACTTTGAAAGAGTGTCTAGATCAATAGAGGTTTTATACACTGGAGCTAAAGTNTTAGGAACTAACACTATATTAGACTGGGGCTTAGCAGAGAACATGTCTAGACCAATGGCAGACACAACTAGAGTTGAAATGAATTACACNATATGTGCTCCTAGAATGTATAAGGGACGCATAGAGTCTGTTGTAAGCAAATGTATTGGATTTGCAGATATGATTCAGCTAACGCATCTTAAATTGCAGCAGGTAATGTCTAGAATGGTACCAGATGGTGTTTACTTAGATATGGACGGCTTAGCTGAGGTTGATCTTGGTAATGGAACTAATTATAATCCTGCAGAGGCATTAAATATGTATTTCCAAACTGGTTCTATCGTAGGTAGATCAATGACACAAGACGGTGATATGAATCCAGGTAAAGTACCAATTCAAGAACTTAATAGCTCAAGCGGTTTAGGTAAAATACAAGCGCTTATACAAACGTATCAATATTATTTACAAATGATACGTGATGTGACAGGATTAAATGAAGCTAGAGATGGAAGTTCTCAAGACAAAAACTCATTAGTAGGTCTTCAAAAGATGGCGGCTAACGCGTCTAATGTTGCAACTAGACATATCAAGCAAGCTAGTTTATACCTCACGTTGAAGCTAGCAGAGAACGTATCTCTTAAAATAGCAGATGCTTTATATTTTCCGCTAACAGCTGAGTCGCTTAAAAACTCTATATCAACTTTCAATGTTGAAACACTGCAACAGGTTGTTGATTTAAACTTATATGACTTTGGTATATTCTTAGAATTAGAACCAGACGACGAAGAGCAAGCTAAGTTAGAAGAAAACATACAGGTTGCGTTAGGCCAAGGAGGTATTGATCTAGAAGATGCTATTGATTTAAGACAAATTAAAAATCTTAAACTAGCTAATCAAATGCTTAAGGTAAAACGTAAGCAAAAAGCTATTCAAGATCAAGCTAATCAACAAGCTAACATACAAGCTCAAGCCGCTGCGCAAGCAGATACCGCAGAGAGAACAGCAATGGCTGAGGTTCAAAAGCAAGAAGCTATATCAGGTTCTAAGGTTCAATACGAACAAGCTAGATCTCAGATGGAAATAAACAAAATGCAAATAGCAGCTGATTTAGAAAAAATTAAAATGCAGCAAAAGTTTGAATACGATATGCAGCTTAAGCAAATCGAAGTTCAAGCTATACAGCAAAAAGAAGCAGCTATAGAAGATAGAAAAGATAAACGTAGCAAAATGGAAGCTACACAGCAAAGTGAAATGATAAGCCAACGTCAAAACGATAGCTTACCTAAAGACTTTGAAAACGAACCCGATATGGGTATGCAAGCTTTCATGTAGAAAGTAACAACTATTTAATTATATTATATTATGTCAGAAGTAAAAACAAATGAACCTGTTAAACAGGAGGGTGAGTTTAAAATTAAAAAGAAAACTCCAAAAAAACTAACAACACCAAGTAACGAACCGGTTAAAGTAAATATCAAAGAACCTTTGATTGAAACAGAGCCTGATGTTACAAAAGTGGTAATACCTAGAGAAGATGCCATTCAAATCGGAGAAACAAAGGAAGTTCTTGTGGAAGAACCATCCGGAGATAGCATTAAGGTGGGAGAACAAATACAAAAGCCCGTCGAAGATGTTAAAGAGTTTACACCAATCAAAGAAATTGAAGTAACTAAAGTAGAGGCTGAAGTTAAAGAAGCGTTAAGAGATGAAAAAGTTTTAGGTAAGCAATTACCTGAAAACATCGAAAAGCTAGTTAGCTTTATGGAAGACACTGGTGGTACAATAGAGGACTACACTAGGCTTAACGCGGATTACTCTGATGTAGATGAAAAAACATTATTAAAAGAATATTACAAAAAAAATAAACCTTATTTAGACAACTCAGATGTCGAGTTATTATTAGAAGACTTTGATTATGACGAAGATCTAGACGAGGATAGAGATATACGTAAGAAAAAACTTGCGTTTAAAGAAGAAGTTGCAAAAGCCAAAGGCTTTTTAGAGGAAACAAAGGTTAAGTATTACGATGAAATCAAGTTGAGATCAAATGTAAACCCTGAAACTCAAAAAGCTACGGATTTTTTCAACCGATACAACAAGCAGCAGAAAGTAGCTACGCAACAACATGAACAGTTTCAAGAAAGTACTAAACAGCTTTTTAACGATGATTTCGAAGGTTTCGATATTAAAGTCGGTGATAAGAACTATAAGTACAACATTCAAAACCGTGATAAAGTTGCAGAGAACCAATCAAATATTAACAACCTTGTCGGGAAGTTCCTAGACAAAGAAGGTAATGTTAGTGACACGAAAGGTTATCATAAAGCTATGTATGCCGCTGACAAT